AAAAGTGGCTTCTACCGTATTCTTATCAATGATGAAAGTAACTTTATCTATGGGCATACCCAAGGAAGCCGCATAAGGAATATCAAATGCGGCTTCAGCTTCCTGATAGATAGCTTTACCTTTAGGAAAGATTTTTAGAAAGTTAATTATTGCTTCTATTGCAATTTGGGTCTTCCCAACCGACTTATCACCCACCACATTACTTATCCTGCCTAAAGGCCAACCACCACCCAAAATACAGTCCAATAAAGTACCACCACTAGGGATAAATCTATTTAATTCCCTGCGTGGCATTACCTTTCCTGTCTCCTTCTAATACTTTCCCTAACCGATTCTACAATCTCAGGATTTATATGACTTGTATCTGATGTATCTGGGGGATTAACTACAGGAATAGAAGTATCAGAAATCATTGGGTCTGCTGTTACATGTAATCCTAATGCTGTAACTATGTCCTCTGATTTAGGTATAACTAAAGAATCTAGCATAAGTATTCTCTCACTAAGGTATCTATCCTCTACAGGAGTAGGAAGCCTATCTAACTGAATTCCTTTATACTTAGTATTTATTCCCTGACCCTCACGAGTGATGAATATATCATAGCCTTTAACAGGATCACTTATATCCTGAATAGCCTGTGTGCGTCTGTCATAACATAGTCTTACTATATCATCTGCAGCAGTATAAGGAGCTACCCATATCTGAACACCATCTGAAGGTTTATCCCTATCTACCATGTTAAACATGACTCTCCTTCTAGCCCGCAGAGGGTCGTATTCTTCCTTAGCCCCACCTCTTCTCTGTATTGAAGCTATATAATCACATATTACACATTGAGTGAATCCGAACTTTGTAGATAGAGGAGATTTTCTACCACACAGAAATGAATCTTTGTTAATTCCGACATTAGAATGTATCCAAACTTCTAATCCAAAAAATTCCCCTGCTGTAAGCGGTGGTAATATGCGAAGGATATTCTCCCGTTCTGGCATACTATAGATTTTTACATTTGACTTTACTATCCAAGCCCTTTGTGACCTGCCAATTCCATCATAATAATTCTTAATTGCGTTCTGACCTGCATTATCTGGCATTTTATAAATCCTCCTTAATTTTAGTTAATTCTGTTTCTAAGTTTTTTAATGTTAATGCTTGTTTCTCTGCTAATTCTGTTAATCTTTTACATGCTACCCCTGATTCTTTTTGTAATGTTTTCCAATACCTGATTTTAGATGAATTAACTCCTGATGTTATAGCATCTGCTAGAAAATAGCTAAAGATTATTAGGAATATTCCCCCTAAAATCCCAACTATTGCATATAACAAATTTAAGATTTTGTCACCTCCTTTTTGTCTTTATCTGTATAGTTGTAATCATCAAAGAAATTCACAGTTTGTATATCTTGGGAACTTGCATAACATGCAGTAGATCCACTCAGACCTCTCATAACATTTTGCATATTTGCTGTAGAATAATTCATAACATTTCCTTTAGATAATCCTATTGCATTCCCAACTTGCCAAGAATCCTGATTAGCACCAAGATATATAAAGTTCCATCCTTCCTTTTCTTTGTCTTTAATCAAATCAAAGAGTTTAGTTCTTGTGTATTCTTTAGAAGCATTTTCTTCTCCATCACTCATAATCACACATAAGATTTTTTTAGAATTAGTTTTTTCTACCGCTTTAACTGTTTTAGCGATAGCATCATAAAGTGGTGTTAAGTTATTTGGTTGATAAGTTTCTGGTGTAAGTGGTTTAATATCTTGAATGAGAGTTTTTACATAAGGAGTCTTAATACCGCTGCTATTGAATGTTGTTAGAGAAAAGTAAATTTTATTTTTTTCTTTCTGCAGATTTTTAATATACTCATTGAACCCCGAAATAGTTGCTTCTTTACAAGAAATCATTGAACCTGTTTCATCCAGAATAAAATTTACTAATGTTTCTGTACTACCTGTCACTTTCTTTTTAATCACTTTTTTAACTATTTGTTTTTTCATTTTATTTCTCCTTTTAGATATTCATTCCTAGGTTTATCCAATTTCCAAATATTTTTAAGTCCATACTGTAATTTAACCAACTTTTCCTCCAATACTATTATGTAAGCATTTTTTTCTGCTTGATCTTGTAATTGAGATTCTGCACATTTAGTACATAGTTTTGCATAAGCCCTTCCACATATAATGCATTTTTTTTGTTTTACTGATGTAAGAACCTTACACCTCCTTTTTAAAATTCTATAAACCACCATAAATAAATCTGATACTTTTTTAATCATTGTTTTTTAAGTTGCTCCTTAATTGCCGATACTGCTATATCATTTACTACCCCAGGTTTCCCTTTAACTACGGCATCTGAATAATACTCAGATAGATACAATCTACACACCCATTCTAACATACTTTTCCTCTGTTCCATTGCTTCCCTTTTGGCTTCTGCTTTAGCTGCGTTTGCCTTTAATTGAACCAACTCTAATTGTGCCACCAAATAATCTCCATCTACTTCTACCCTTGATGCTATAATTCCCTCAGTAACCTTTACTCCTGCTCCTAATGCTTCATTTCTTATTCTAAGTTCCGTCTGTGCTCTAAGTTCATCCAACCTAACTGATGCTTCATTTCTCACCTTAGCTGTTTCTACTGCTTCTTCTGCATATTCTAGATATTTTTGTGCCTGTTCGATACACTCTTGGTCTAAATTGAATTTGTCAATGTTTAAAAATTCATACATTGCTTGCCTCCTTTGATTTTGCTTTTATTATAATTATACAATTGACGTGTCATTCTTCAACTTGATTTGCATTTGGTTCATAAAACCTTGAAAATAAAGAAAATTGTCCTATCTTATAGGAGTAGTAATTCTCAATCTGGAAGCCTTTTATACCAGACCGATTCTTGCAGCAGAAAATTCTCATCTTAGATTCTCGTTCTTCAGCCTCAGTCTGACATAGAGAAAGCACTATATCTGCTATGTTGGCCTTCTGAATATCCTCAGCAAAATGTTTTAAGCTGACTATATGCGCCCCTATGCTAGCCCTGTTGCTTTGAGATGCAGTAATCATCACGCAGTTCCTTTCTAAGGCTACTTCCCTCAGCCCCCTATAAATTGCCGCTAAATCATGTCTGTACTCTGTGTAGGAAGTCTCAGGGGACATCAAATCCGCATAATCTATAATTACAACATCAGGGGTTATACCATGCACTACTGCTAACATTTCCAAATCTTCTCTAAGTCTACTAAGTACCAATCCACCTGGTGGCATTCCCTTGATAAATATATTCCCTCCAGCACTACGCAGAAAATCTATCTTTTCCTTCACCACATCTGTATTTTCAAAGATGCTTTTTACTATGTAAGGGAAATTATCTGGGGGCAATAAAAGAGTTCTTTCTTTCGTTCCCATTGCTGTGATGCCCATATCCAATCTGGTTGCTACCCACTGTGCTGTCATTTCTAGCGTGTAGTATAGCACAATTAAGCCCTGAAGTAAAGCAACTTTTGCACAGTGAATCATACTCCAACTTTTCCCCACGTTGGTAGAAGATAACCATACTACTAATTCCTGCCTACTAAATCCCCCTTCTAATGCTTCGTCTAGAGGATGAATCTCTGTTCTGAGAATAGAATTTACAGGTGAAGCTCTGTTCTCTAAATCCTGCAGGTAATTAATACCTATATCTGCTTTTTGTATTCCCGACCTGAAAGCAGCTAAAAGAAGTTTTTCAGCTTCCTCACATTTATCCTGTTCTACTAGTTTAGCCCCCTTTATGATGCCCTGAATGATGTTGGTGTATCGAATAAACTTAGACAGATTGGCTAGCACAAAATCCTTACTAGGAGTAAGCTCATAAATCTTCTGCACATATTCTATAACTAAAGGAATTTGGGATTCTGGTACTTTACCAGATTTAAGTTTCTCTTCTAAAATATCCGCAAAATGCTCTCTAGGTGCATGTTGATAGGTGCTATAGAATTCTGCTATAAGTTTGCATATGAATTTAGATATATCAGATAGGAAATAATCAGGTTTTACGAAGGAAGCTAAATATCGGGCTATTTCATCATCCTCAATCCCCAGAATCAAAATGCTATCTTGCAGGTGCTTTGAGAAGTTAAATACCCCAGATTCCACTAATACCCCCATTCTTTCTGGAATTCAATTGAGGTCATATAAGGTTTCAATACTTCAGGTTCATCGAATATTATACATCCCTGCATACTTCGTATAACCTTGTAAAGTGTGATTGAATCATAAAGTTGCCCTCTAACCATGAGATATGCATGTGAATATCCCCTACCATAGGGACATACACATATGTAGGTTTTAATTCCCGCTGATTCCCACACATGGTTCACTAGACTAGCTCTATTAGAGCAATCAAAAACTGCACATCCTAGTGTGCAGATAATTAAGGTTATTAATAGAAATCTCATTTTTTTAACGGTATTCTAGGTTTATCACATATTTTCTTCAACAAACATCCCATCTTAGGGTTAACCCCATTAAAGGCACATTTCCTGCAAACAGGGTTATCTTTGATAACTGGTATCTCTCTAACTACTTTACGGCACCTCTCTTTGTAATTTTCCTTAATTTTTGGTTTAATTCTGCTGGGAACTTCCAGGGGCTTATTCAGGTAAACCCGACCTGATACCCCTTTTTCCCTTTTAACGCCATCGTAGGGCATCTGGGAGCGTCTAGGGAGGTTTTTCTTAGGTAGTCGCCGCCTCAAACTTCCCTCTCAGGTATTCTCTCAGATCATCAGCATCCATGTAAGTTGAAATTGGAACTTTCAATTGGTCAGCTTCAATTTCGCTGCTCACATTAACAAATCTATCCTCAAATGTAGGTAACCACCTGCAACTACTAGGTTTTTCATTCCAATAGTTAGCTCCCATCACATTCACATACTCCCTATAGAGGGTCTTAGCCCTATTTCCATCCAGATGTGTTATAGGAGCAGTTCTTCCAAATTTTTCTAAATTCCTTTCTATTTGATTAAAATAATCATTAGCCATTAAGGTAAAATTCTTCCTAGAATTCCCTCTCATAGTAAGCAGGAAGGAAGTTATATTGGAAAATCTATAAAAATTCTTTTTCAGAGTAGCTTCTAGGTTCAGCAAGTTTTGATACCTATGAGCAAACCTCATCTTAAATACCCTCAAAACTTCCTCAATCAGGTTAGAATTTGGTAACACTCGTCTTTTCATGCTAATTGGTACCTCCTTTTGGTGCAAAAATATATAAGTACTTGATTTTATTCAATACCTCTGGGGCTCCTTTTCTCCCCTTCTTCCCCCCCTTTTTCTCCTTCTCATACTCTTCCTCTTTATCCCCCCTATTATCCCCCCTTATCCTCAAATTGGTTTTGGTTATGATAAAATACTTCAGAATAAAACCCAAATACTTCGTATTTGTATTTATTCTTCGTATTTTATTAAATTTTTCCCAACTCCTTCGTCCTACGGACTCAGAAGCTGTTAAAAATTTGCCTTTTGGAAACCTCTTTAAATCCATGTTGCTTCCTTTGTAGATTCCCAAGATACAAGGTTGCCTGGATCAGTATCGGGATTAAGCAAGATTGCTGTTACCCTACCACTTATCAGGCTCTCTAGCTTAACCTTGAATTCCATTCCATTCACCCAAGCATCTCCATCTAGCATTAGAAATACTTCTTTAGGCTGTTTTTTAGCTATTTTAAGTAGTTGGTAGTTGGAAATTCTTTTACTAAACATTGAAATTGCTTTGATAGGAGTTAGTTTTTGTACTTTTAGAGCATCTAGAATCCCTTCACATATTACAAAAGTATCCCCCAAGTTAATGTTGTCTATGTTGTAAATACAGTGGGTTATTGGTAGAATTGCCTGGTTATTTGGACAGGTCAAATATCTTATAGTAGTTGGTACTATTGCACGTGCCACAAAGTTAACCACTTGGTTATCCATTTTTACAGGAAATATAACCCGCATTGCATACTTTCCATCAGGGCAAAATCCTACCGACTCCCACTCCATCATATCTGAATCTAGGAATCCCCTAGAGTTAAAGTAATACTTTAATTGTGGATACCTAAGTATAGCTTCTGAAAGGGGAATTAGTGGTTTAGGTAATGCCAAGTTGGTTCTAAATGCGGTAACAGATGCGAGAGGATTTGGTGACAAAATTTCACCCACAATGGTGGCTAAATTCTCTCCCTCCAATTCGGTGAATGAGGATGAAAATTCCAGCACTTGTTGGATAGCTTCAAATTGTGAAATATTCTCCAACAACTGTACCAATTTGGCAAAGCTTCCGGTTCCCCCGCATACCCAACAATTGAAGTTTCCACTTTCAATATTTACGCCAAAATGGTAGCGACTATCGGAACAATGTGGGCATGTTTTTACACCTACCCAGTTACTTCCAATATTCTTCCCCGAAGTCTTAAAATCTAAATTTAGACTTCGTAGGTAATCTAAAACTCTCATTATTATCTAATCTCTTTCAATGGCTGAGGATGATTCCACATTCCTTTTAAGAAATTCTTTATATTTTTCAGGGTCTTGAAGGTAAGGATTAGTGAATTTTAAAGATTTTATTTTAATTTTCTTAATTGGTTTAAGTTTTTTCGGCGTTTTTCGTGTAATTACCATAGGATTAACCGAACTTTCGGGTAATTTTAACATAAAAACCTCCTATTTAGTCCCAAAAAGTATCAAAATTATCAATAAATTTCTTCCCATTTTTCTTAAATTCTTTCATGAATTTATCCCATTCTTTTGGTTTCATGTCGGGCAATTCAGAATATTTTTTAAAAGGTTCAGCTATTTCTAACATTAACTTTCGTGATTTCCAACATTCATCATTTTCTTTTGATGC